CCTTAACTGATGTGCTTAGGATATTTTCATACTCTAGATCGATATTTAATGTATCTACGACCTGTTGACCTATATCATTAGTTTCAACAAGAAGATATGCGTCATTGTAAAATCTTCCGTAATTGACCAATATTTCTGGGTATAGCAATGGAGCAAGAATATTTGAACGATATTTGGCTACTTGTTTGAAAGGAATTTCAGTGACATCTATGACCGAAAGTGCAGAATAATCTAGTTCTGCACCATGACTCGTATCAGCAACTATAATGTATACATGTTTTTCTTTTGGCTGCTCGTATATATCTAATCCCCATTTATCTCTAGTCGGAGTTATGAATGCGAGTTCACGAAGTTTCGTAGGATGAATCAGCGTGTGTATGCTACCTAGGAAGTGGCAGTTGAACTCTTGGTCGAACTGTTGCTCGCTTGTGTTTCTTATAGTCTGTTTTTTCCACTCCTCATCGCGCCCAGGAATTGCACTCCAATGAACTTCGATATTAATATAGTCGCTTCGTTTCTGTTCCGAATCGGTCCACATTTTATAAAAATGATTCATACCGTTTGGTGTAGAAACTATGATAATCTTAGTTGTACTACCCGAGCTGATCGTCGGATATACTGATTGAAAAAACTCGTCAGCAATATTTCTGGGAACGAAAGCGAATTCGTCTAGAAAAATCAAAGAATACGAACCACCTCGAATAGCACTGGATGATGTTGCAGCTGCAGTAATTTTAGATCCATTTTCAAACTCCAAAGATCCTCTATTCCAGGTCGCGACTCCTTGCTGAATCCATTTTGGAATATGCTCATACGTCAATTTGATTTTGGCTAGAAGTTCATTCGCAAGACGACCCTTATTTGCTAGAATTGCAATATTTTGATTGTCATTGAACAAAGCGTTCCAAAGTAGATATCCAACAACTGTGGTACTCTTACCACTTTGGCGCGGAAGTTTACAAATAACGAAGCGATTAGAATGAAACTTCTTGACCATATCTTTTTGAAAATCCCACATTTTAAATGGAATCAATCCTAAATCTACCGATACGATCTTTACATAGTTTTCGATAAAATATTCTGGGTCTCCAGAACACTTGATATATTCTTCAAGTTCTTCCTTCGAATAATCAATATTGACGCCCAGAGTTTTTAGCAGAGGATTTGATGCATTACCCATTGTAATTTTTACCTTGACAATTAGTTATCTTCATGATATAATACAGGTGTTCCGAAGGGTCATATTATATAAGCGATTTATTCCGATTATTGATGAGACGCTGCAACTCTGCAGTATTCCCCACAAATAAATTGTTCTGAATATTAGTATCGCCCTTCGAAGTTTCATCAATGTCTTTTAATTGCTTACGAAGATGGATAAGATCTTTATTGGCATCAACCAATGTCTTTATCATCTGAGAAACTACTTCATATGCTCTAGGTGAATCGCTCGCACGCGCGAGAAGAATAATATCATCCAGAGCTCCGGTACCCTTGTCAATAATTGAATGTATATTTTCTCTAGCTGTTTCGAAGTCTGTCGTTGCATCATTGTCGACAGGTATCGTTGCAGGTAATTCTACTATTGGTTTTGAATCGATTGGTAAATTCAATATTTCTTCCATATTATATTCCAAATTTGTTTTCATCCAATATATCCATAAGTCCCATTAGAAAATTGCTCAGATCTAACTTCATCGACTCCTGTCACAGGATTATACTTCAATCCATCAGAATAAGAAAATACATTCGCACATATTCCATAGTCACTATTTGCAGAAATCGTGAGATAATTGACTGAGAGTGCGCTATTACTTGTTGGAGATCCATTTGCGAATTGACCGGGAGTCAATACAATTCTAGACGATCTTCCAGTTCGTCTTATATCTTCATCTGATATTCCTGGCTGTTCTGCACCAAGGAATGGATCGATAGCAGTATTCGCAGCATAAACAACATTAAAATCGACTTGAGTTCTTTTGATAACTCCTGATCTTTTAACAGGACCAAAGAACCAACCTTTCATTGTGAATGTTATCGTGTATACTAATGCTCGCCTTGCAATAAAGTCGCCTTCGTATGTATCGTCTATAGCTACTCCGACCAGTATAGTCGGCACGTCCATCTTAATTCCCATCTCTGGAATCAAGTTAATAGTGTTGTTCCATTCGGGACCAAAGTATGGAATTATTTGCTCAATGATCTGTGCGCCGTCGTCTGCATTTTTTACAAATATCGAAAGAGTCATATCAATATTATAGGGAACTGGAACATATTGATACTTCATTTTCTTAAGATCTGGCGCATTAAATGCTATGTTTTTAGTTGTAGCTGATAATCTACGAGTTCCGTCGTAAGCCAAACCTGTCATTTCGAAACCCATTCTAGGTAATTGAATTGCTACGCTTTGATCTAGATTAGCATCTTGTCTTATACGAACCAACCATTTTTCTTTCGGGCCATATGCTATCGGGACACTGATCGTCTGGATCACTGTCCCTGCAGAATTTAGTCTTTGAACGACCAGATCGTTAAACATGTTCCCAAAGGCGACGATGTATCTTCTGATTGTCTGATTATAATATTGATTTCCAAACATGATTAATATCTATCCGTTTCAGAAAAAGGATTTGTCTCACTAAAATCTATATAGACAGTAGATTGTTGTTGAATATATTCATTATTAGCAGACGCGTCTGTCGTCGACATTTGATATTCTTGAATAATAAAACCATCATCTTCGTTTAATAATACTCCAGTACCATCTTGAAGCGTAATTTGATACAATAACAAATCGGAATTGTATCTTGCACCAATCGCATCGATAGCTGTATTTCCAGTCTGTAGACCCTTTCCACCAATACGTTCAAACAATTCACAAGTCAAATCGTATGTGTATAGTTTTCCGTGAGGATAAAATATGGCTTCATGTTCTACGAATTTTATTTCATACAGCTTACTCGTTAGCGGAAAGAATATTAAATCCCCCTCAAACGGTCGTGTTGATGTGATGGAATATCCGTTCGCAGTTCCTGACTCTAATCGAAATGAGTCAGTATTTAAATATGCTCCAGTATTAGCTGTTTCTACTTGATAGTTGTATCCTATTTCATCGAGCAGTTTCTCATTTGCGATTTGACCCCATCTTTTTTTGGAGACAGTGAATGTGATTTGGTCTCGAATTTCAAGATTGAATTTAGAAAGAAAATCTCCCTCTCCCTCAAAACCTTGAGTGTTCTTAATATACATCTCTAGATCAATTGCGTTGCTAAACGTAGACAACACATCTTCACCCAAAAGAATGTCCTCTTTGACAAGGGTTCTTGGAAGATATTTTACATCCATGCCATACATCTTTATCGACTCTACAATAAGATCGTCCATGACGTCTTGTTCACGAACATATGTGAACGGTCGAAAAAATTTATTAGTCGTCATAAAAGTATATTCTATCCGACCATATCAAAGACAGGTAATGACTGTGAACTTAACATAGTATCTTCTAATCTTTGAATCTCTTCGTTTGCGTCCTGCAAGATCGCTCGTCCATTAAAAGTTATTCCACCAGGAAGCTGCATACCTTCAAATTTGGATAAATTAGTCCCCCATTGACGTTTGATTAGAGCTGTAGCATATCTAAGCAAAAATGCATCAGCATAAACGTCTGTGTATGTCTCTGGATCTATTGTTCCATAACAATCTATAATAATATATAGACCAGCACTTACATCCGATGTCCAATCTAGATCTAGAAATAATTTATCCATTTTACGACTATATCTTATAGCCTTTTTACCATTGAAAATTTCTTCCAATGATTCGACGTGGCGCATAGCCATAACATACGCAGCAGATGCAGAATTAGAAAAGTCGAATAGATCGTTTAAATGCATCTGATATCTAATGTTAAACAATCCGTTAATATTAGAATTTCCAGCAGTAGAGAATATAGACGTTACAGATTGAACTGTTTCTGGAAGAGTAATGTATCTATTTGTAATGTCGGTCGCGGTCATCAAATACGATAAGTATAGATGCTCTGTTCCATCATAATGATAGTCGCGATAATAAGCCAAAGCATCGTCGATTCTATCTTGGATTTGATCCTCATCCACGTTTATGTCGATAACGGGATATCCTAGTCTACGTAGGCAATAATCCTTAAATTCTTTTCTCGATACAGGAAGTGCCATAATAGCTCCATAATTGTATTATGACCTATTTATAATCAAAACATTCTCCAATTTTTGGTTGGCTGTGTGCCTGTAGCATTGGAAGAAGATTCTCTATAAATTAGATTAAAGTCGCCCGCAAGACATATTCTCTGTTGAAATAATTCATTTTCATTGAATGCTTCGACAATAGTTTCTTTTCTATAACTATCAACGATATCGTGAGTCAATTCTCCAGGAAAAACAAATAAATCTCCCTCAAAAGCGGGTTGCTCCCAAGTTTTGCAATTAAACTCATTCCACTTATTCTTACAGTTAAATTCAGACATACAATAATATAGATCATTAATGTTATTGTGTTTTCTATGGAATCTTAAATTCTTTTTTAAATCTTCGGGAATATTAATGTAGTAGGTAAAAACAACATGTGCGTCTGCGTGACAATGAACATTGGTCGGAGTTCCTGTAACACTTAGCCACGATTTAACAAGAGAAAGATCATATAATTGATCATCAATATTCATTGTTCGTATATACTCTCTCACACATTCAGAAGCAAAACGAAATATCGGAGAGTATGAATCTATAGTATGTAATCCGATATGTTTGGTTCTCTCACCGACACCAACAACACTTTTAGTTGTTCCATTATTTCTAATGTAATCAAAAATAGTTTCTTTAAAGTGCTGCTTGAATGTTTCGTGATCTGGAAATTTCCATTCTCCATATAACGTCGGAAATATCGAATGCTTAATCATATATGCATATTTTATATTTCTACTTCAGTTTGAGAAAAAATAATTCCACTATTTGCATGCAAGATGGGACCATAATTTTTAAGCTGATTTAATTCCCCATTTCGAGGAAATTCTGTTGAGATTGGTCTACGAGTAGTAACTCTCAGTATTTCTGTATCTTTACTGTAAGCGTCTTTTTGTTCATAATCTTTAAATATGCATTCAATAATTTGTTTAGACGCAAGATTACGAAATAATATTATTTCGTCTAATGCATTTTTATATGTTATAGTTTTAGATAATATTAATCCAGTATCTTCATATTTTTCTTTTATATAGTCCGATCCACCTTCTTTTATTCCTGGAAAAACTGAATCTGAAGTGGTTTTCTCATGAGTTATGGTTCTCTTGATAGGCATATTATTGCCTCCTTTGTTTATATATAAATAACTATTTATAGCGAATAATTATGATCATCAGCGAAAATAATTGGATCAATGATAATTTTACATCGATAGGGCTTATCTCTGATTACGATGTAGAATTTAATCTGTATCCATTCAAGCCATTAGATTTCCATACAGCTGCAGAACAAGCAGCAATAAAAATCTCCAAAAAATATCAAAACCTTTATGTAGGATTGAGTGGTGGAATTGATTCAGAATATGTGTTAGTGTGTTTTCATAAATTAAAAATTCCAATCATTCCTTTAATTATATTATGTGAAGGCAATGAACAAGAATCAAAATATGCATTTAAGATTTGTGAAAAATTAAATATCGTTCCTAAAGTTATAACTTGCTCGAATGATGTAATTCTCGATATATGCGTCAATTATATATCTAAAAAAATAAATGGTATAGGGTTTCAGTCAGCAACGCGAGCATATTCTGCAAATCATGTTAAAAATAACAACGGCACATTAATATGCGGTGAACATATCATAGGTGATGGTAACATATTAATAAGAGATAGTGAATACGCAATGAATGAATGGGACGGATACGATTCTGCACACTTCGGAGATCAAATTGGATTTTTTACATATACTCCGCAATTGACTTATTCGATGATTAGTGGAAATACTTTGAATGGAGAAAATATGAGCTGGAAAGAATATAAATCAAAATTATTTGGATTAGAATTAAGAGATAAAATTCATTATAGTTATCCAGAAAGAATCAAAAAGATAATTTCATCTATTCGTAGATTAAGAAGTTTTGAAACTGGAATACGATGGAAAAGAGATGAGATTCTTGATATATTTAAGCCCTATCTGATATGAACTCTAATATTCAAATATATTCACCAGATAAATTTGGTTTTTATCAAGTTGGTGAGTATCGAACATACAGCAGAATGGAAGCAATAGAATACGCTGCAAAAAATAAAAAAAATATTCATTGGAATTATAATGACGAAGTATTTTCTAAGATAGATTTTTCTAAAGAGATAGATATATCTTTAAACGAATTATACAAATTAAGATGTAGACAAATTAGAAACTCATATGATTACGTTGTTCTTTTCTATAGTGGTGGATCTGATAGTCATAATATGTTAATGCAATGGATTAATTCTGACTGTAAATTAGATGAAGTTGCAACACTCGTATCTCTTGAAGGATCTAAAGTTAAAAACGATTATGCGAATATAGAACAATATTCAGTTGCGATTCCAAATATCATAGCTCTTTCGGAAAAATATAAATTCGATTACACTGTGATAGATTTTTCTAAATTTATCATGGATTATATAGTTACGAATGCTCGTTATGAAAACATACTATACGACATGAATTTTAATCTATCACCAAATAATATCGCAAAATCCTTATTGAGATATAATGTAGATAAGTGGAAAAACTTAATTCTTTCTGGAAAAAAAGTTTGTTTTCTTTGGGGTATGGAAAAATTAATTATCGTTAATAGAAAAGGAGATAATTATTTAAAATTTTTAGATCGTTATGATAATGTAGTTTCACCGATTGTTCAAAGAAATTATAATGCTGGTTGGTATGATGAGTTTTTTTCTATTACTCCAGATTTACCAGAATTAATGATAAAACAATGTAATATAATTAAAAACTTTTTCAAGATAAGAAATGTGAATCTACATTCAATTCTACCATATTATCAACAAACACCTTCTTCTCGAGGATATAATAAGATATTGAATTTATATCTATCCGAGGATGGTTATCGAAAACTCATTTATCCATATTGGGATTTAAATACCTTTTCTACAGGAAAATCTGCATCTACATCAAAATCTAGAATTGATGATTGGATATGGGATGGAAATATGATACAAAAAGATATTTTTTTAGACTCACATAAAATTTTTGAAACTAAAACATTAAATACTAGTATACCAATATCTACAAACGAATATATTATTTGATAAGATTTAAATCTTCGAAGGGGTTTATCAATGATTGTACATTATTCAATATTTCTAAGAGTGTTTTATATTCGCTGATTTTTTTTGCAAGTTTTTCTTTTTTTTCTATTACAAGTTTTCTTTTTTCTAAAAATACGCTCAATACGCTATCATCTTTTAATTCTTGAAATATATTTCCTATTTTATCTTTAGACATAGCATTTATGAGTTCTATTAATCTAGATTGTATTAGTGAAATATTCGATTCACTTGTGGTATAAATCGTATCTGCACTGTAGTCTGAATGATTTAAATTGTATGTCATTTGAAAATCAAATGTATTTGTTAGTGATTGCAAACATATTAATTGTGATTGTAAATTATTATTAACAACAACAAAATATAATTTATCTAATTTATAATCCTTTTCGACATTTATATTTTCTAGTTCTTCTATGATATTATTGTTATCATCCAAATACAATAAATTTATCATCTGAATCGCTCTCCTGTAAACCAATTAACCAATGAATATCTTGTACCCTTTGTCACTGGTGATACTCTATGTTTTATAAAAGATGGAAAAACTACGATAGATCCTTGTAATCTAAAATCTGGAACTATTCCATTTTCGAATTCAAAAATCCCACCTTCATAATCATCTGGATTAGTGATGCTTATACTCATACTCAATTTTCTCATATCATTTTGAAATCCAGAAGAATCTTCATGGAAATCGTAAAACTCATCGTTGTCGTATATAGTGAACTGTGGTGATTGCTGTCCATTTATAGAAAAATTCCAACCACTATTTCGATTTGCGATATCCATGTATTTCCAACATATGGCAGAAACCCAATTATTGGCATCGAAAAAACTTATTTTAGATTTTCTTGTTTTTTCATCCACAGAACCTTCAGAATTATCACTTCCGCCACCAATCTTTCCCGAAGTCGATTTTAATTTTTTTCCTTCAGTAATGATTGCTTCACAAACAGAAACTGGAAGCTCGCCTTGCCATGACCACCACATCGGATCTATAATCATATTTTTTTCACCCATACATTATCGCGATAATGACTAGGAACACTCGATTGTATATCTCTATGTATTTGACGTTTTTTAATATCTTCTGGTGAAAATGTTTGTATCTTAGCCACTTTGTTATATTCTCGTTTAAATGGAATCACTTGCATCAACGGATATCCAGAATCCAATTTTAAATATCCATCTGTCTTAACAAATCCTGGAAAATTTACATACTCATAATAATTGTCAGTTTCGACTATTCCTGCCATAAGTTCTAACTTATTATCAATTCTATTTATCGGAGATATAAACAGACTAGACCATCCGGGTGGAGTTTTTACCATCCAGTAGTTTAATATTTTCAGTGGAACTTTTGGTGCTTTAGGATGCGTTGCGACTTGATGCAATTTATGATTTTCTATTATAGGATATATGAAATCTGATTCCCAAGATACTCCAGCTCCATCATCTATAACATTTAAATGCACATCGGCAACCAGAGGAATTATCCATCCAGCAGACATAGCATCTAAAAATGGTGGACACCGTTTAAGTGTTGGCGTTGGTGTAATCTTATTTTCTTCTTTATGATAAGATTCCAATCGCTTATACCAATCAGGAATAAACTGCTTCGCTGGATATGGTTTTGGTATTACTCCATCTAATCTAGGGTCACAAAGAAATTCGATTTCGTCATTCGATTTTTTCCAAAACATAATATAAATTCCTCATAATTATTGAGCAGCAAATGAAACTGTCACTGATTTCCCTGGCGCAACTGTAACTGTATATTGAGCTAAAGATCTAACTAGCGCAGTAGTTGTTCCTGAACCTCCAATTCCGCCGGCTGTACCTCCTGTTCCCGCATTACCTGCAGCACCTGGATTTCCTGCTGTACCTGGATTTCCAGCTCCACCTGCATTACCTGCTGCAGCTGCATTACCTCCTGCACCTGCACCTCCTGCACCTCCAGGATTACCTGCGGGTCCAGCAGGAGTATTTTTGGTAGCTGGAGTTCCTGGTCCACCTGCTCCACCTGCTCCGCCGGATCCACCACCACCAACGTTCGGTGAGCCAGTCCCACCACCAGCACCACCGCCACCTCCACCAACACCACCATTGCCACCTGCTCCGCCGTTTCCACCCAACCCACCATTGCCACCTGCCCCACCATTTCCTGCACTGCCTGCATTTCCTGCATTTCCTGCAGCACCTGCATTTCCAGCGGCATAGCTAATTGATGGAGTTGCACCTGTCCACGCTGCAGGACCATTAAATGTAGATGCCACTCCGGCACTACCACCTACACCCGCATTTCCTGCTGGGGTTCCTGTTCCAGCGGCACCTGTATTACCAACAGCGCCTGCACTACCACCACCACCTGCTGAACCTGCATTTCCAGTCGAACCTGCACCGCCAGGAGCATCGGATCCACCGCCACCGCCGCCTGGCGCGCTACCGGCATTACCTGGAGTTCCCCCACTGCCTGGGCCGCCAGCTCCTGAAGTACCACCACCACCACCACCGCCACCACCACTACCGCCTGTATTTCCTGGTCCGCCTGCATTTCCTGATGCGCCTGCATTTCCGGCCGCGCCTGCATTTCCGGCCGCGCCTCCATTTCCCGCAGTGCCTGCATTTCCATCAGAACCAGCTCCAACAACAGATATGACTCGAACTCCATAAGGGACTGTATAAGTTCCCGAGGAATTAAATGTTTGCGTTCCTCCAGGCCATACTGGATCCGTTAATAATGCAGTTGCTGTGAACATGTTATATCTTTACACCTATAGTTGAAAAGTCTGAAGGAATTTCTTCAATAGTTTTTGCAAACCACCTTTTTTGATAAACTTCTGATTTATCTGGAGATTCCCAAAATATTTTTTCAAATATTAAAATTGGTAATTTTGTAAATTTAATAGTTGCTCCTTCGGTTTCTGGATCTGGAAACCAAGTGCTGAGTGCATCTAAACTGTCGTTTTTATGTTCTAAATCATAAAAGAGATGTGTGTATTTTATTTGATTTGAATCCAAATATGATTTAAATTCTGTCGACTCGTCATTCGATGTCGAATACAAATAGATATCTGAATATTTAATTGGTGGTATCATGCGCCAGTCTCCTTTTCTGGATTTTTCTTATATTACGCCTCTATGAATGATTGTGAAATATACCAGCGTGTATCTCCATCGAATTTAGTGCAAACATATATAGTAACTTTGTTTGCAGCTGATGATACTGCCGGTAGTGTTGCGCTGTTATTAAACAGCAGAGTCTCGCCAGCGGGAGCTGCAAATGCCATTGTGCGACTTCCAGTAGCATCCTGTTTGAAAATTACAACAATAGTTTTAATTGCTTCAGCTTTTCCTGGCATTCCTGTAGGTAATGTAACAGTTGCATTACCTGTTAATGAAACCCTTTGAACATTTCTTACTGCAGATAATGTAATTGAAGTGGAAGATGCACGATAGGACATTGCGTCTTCTGTAAAATTTCTAATCTTTTTACTAGAAAAGTTTACATTATTAGAGAAAATTCCAATAGAAGCTGTATTGGAATAAACTCCGTTTGCACCACTACCATTGATAAGTATATTTCTGCTAGAGTCGATACTCATAGCTTCTGTAGTATTTATTTGAAAAGCTGTGCTAGTCGCAGAATTAATAATTCCACTTGTTCCATCAGTTTTGAAGGTAGTGATTGTAGCCCCGTCGGATGTGCGGGCAAGGTCTAATACTCCGTTTGTACCAGTAGTACCTATTTTTAAAGCTGTAGATGTGAACGACGCGATTTGAGTTCCAGCGTTGGTGATGCGAAGTGAATTATCACCCGACGAAAATAATCCTGTCGAGCTAGATGTTCCAACACGCAGACCAGGCACGCTGACTGTGCCATCTGGCATCTGCAATACAGTGGAAGCTACTACTGTGGTGCCGGTGACCGCAGCTAACGAAGTGTTACCCGATACTGTAAGATTCGTTGATATTGTCTTTGTACCAGTGTGAGCTGCAGCGCCAGTAGTTGTGATTGTCTTGCCAGCAGCACCTAAAGTCGTATTACCAGAGACAGTTAGCGCACTTGTAACAGTAGCTTTATTGGTAGATGTATTGCCGGATACTGTAAGATTCGTTGATATTGTCTTTGTACCAGTGTGAGCTGCAGCGCCAGTAGTTGTGATTGTCTTGCCAGCAGCACCTAAAGTCGTATTACCGGATACTGTAAGATTCGTTGATATCGTTTTTGTACCAGTGTGAGCTGCAGCGCCAGTGGTTGTGATTGTTTTACCAGCAGCACCTAAAGTCGTATTACCGGATACTGTAAGATTTGTTGATATCGTTTTTGTACCAGTGTGAGCTGCAGCGCCAGTGGTTGTGATTGTTTTACCAGCAGCACCTAACGTCGTATTACCGGATACTGTAAGATTTGTTCCTACAGTCGCGCGACCAGATAGAGTTGCGAGACCTGTTGACGTAAAGGCTACGTTTGCAGTAATAGTATTTGCGTACAGAGAAGAATTATTAATAGCGAATTGACTTAAACGATCAAATGATATATTTGAATTCGTTCTCCACGTGTTGAATGTGTTTGTTAACGCTACGTTTGCAATTTTGGCCATTTTAATCCCTATTTAAGCGTAAGCTGAATCAATAATTTTTTAATTTCATCGATGTCAGCCTTTAGTGTATTTATATCTGCTATTGCTGAATTTAATTCGATTTCTCTGTTTTTAGTTTTCTTGTAAGCGACAAGGGCAGAATTGTTAATATTTAAAATAGGTTTGGCTTCTTTATCAGAAACTATACCTCTAACAAATCCTGGCGCGTCCTTTACTTTTGCAAACATATTACTCTCAAATCAGTTATTCTTGGTGGTTTCACAGAAACAGAATTTACCATGACTATCTTGATTGCTAAGTATTTATACCCGCTAAATCGGCCACCAGCACTATTACGATACTCTATAACTCCGGTAGAATTATTTGCACCCGATAAATTAACAACAACTGAGCTGCGAGTAATTTTTGCAGGATTCAAAGGATAATTTGGAATATTGTATATGAATTCTTTAAAATCACCCGTATTTTCAGCATCAGAAATAATAGTTGATGCAGTGTTTTGTGTCATTTTTATCCAACGAGCATCAAGGAAAGTATCGCTATCTTCGCGATGTAATATCTTATAGTAAACGTAAATGTCCGCAGTCGCTGGTTTGTATGCAGAGAGATACACGAGAATATCTTCTGCATCCTGACCATCAGCTAATGTGACTTTGCGAGTAATATATCTTGTTTTAGCATCGCCACCGAATTTAACATAATCTTCCGAAGAACCAATCGCTGTATTTGAATTAATCAAATTCTCGATTGTTGTTGTTGAAACGCGTCTCACATCAAGCACGGGTGAAGCTAATCTATTTGTGCTTGTAATAACTCCCTTGATTTCAAATGATCTGGCTGCATTCATTCCTGATGAACTTGCAGAAGTATTTGATTCAACACTTCGACTTAACACAAAACGTGATGCTGGAAACTCTGTAGAATCATTTGTATTGATTGCAATGAATGATGTATCTTTTGTTGAAGTGCTCTTCGCGAACGCGCCCGTGAATGTGACTGTTGTATTTGATGGTCGCAGATAATCTTTTGTAAACTGCATAACATCAACTTTAAGATTATTCAGAGAAAGAATTCGAGCAAAATATCCATTGGCTTGACCCGAAATAAATGTGCCTGGTGTAAACATACGATTATTTGAGAATCCACCAGCAGTTACTGGCACAGGGCCGCTGTTTATGTATGATGTGTTTGATAAATGTAAGAACGTATTGCTTGCAGTAATTGCATCATAATATGCCACGCGTCCTGTTGGCGTTACTGTGGATACGATTGCGCCAGTAGAGTTTCCAACAATTCCACCAGTTGTTGAATTATTTGTTCTTATGCGAATTCTTTCTCCACCTTTAAACTTGGCTGAAGTTGAAACGAGTTTCACTCTAACTTGACCTGCTGCAAACGATGAAACAATTCCAGTGGCTCCCGAAACGAAACCTTGAGCAAATGTGGTGTTATTTGCAACACTTAAAGTTTTTGTATTTGCAAAAGTTCCACGAAGTATGGTTTCTCCGTGAACCGATTCCCCCGCGCGAGTGAATCCAGCAGAAACATTCGCAATGGACATATAATCGCGATCTTCATTTTTGAATACAACAGTTCCTGTGGCTGTTGTATCAAAATTGGCTTGATAGAGAGTATATTTAACATCTTCTTCTTGAACAGCAGAAAATGTTTTATCATTACCTGAAGCAAATAACATACCTACGGCTGGCTGAGATGATACTCTGGCTCCCGTCAATATATCGTTTTCTCCAATGCGAGCAGTCCAAGCTGTTGTATTTGGATTAAGACCACCGGGGATAATTTTAAATCCATACTCTTTTTTATCAAGAAGATATACTGGAGAAGGGAAATAGAATGGTGTTGGTTTAGATCCATCATCACTCACATTTATTTCAGATGCCTGCAAAGTTACTCTAGCGAAAGGAGGAATATCACCACTAAAACCACCCCCAGCATCCAACAGACGCAGCTCAACAGTTATTGGATAGATCGGATCTTTTGTTGCAAAAAATAAATCAACTTTGGTTACAAACATCCCGGTGCTAATAACTTTGCTGCTTCTATATGAATCTACAAAGAAACTTTGACCAATAGGATCGTCTTGATTGCTGTTGCTTGGTCCATCGTCGTCGCCGCCGGTGATTATTGGTTGCGCTGGTGTTACTGGTGGTGGAGGAGGTGGCGGTGATTCATGACCGGTCAGTCTTGTTCCGGACCCTACAACTTGAGTAGATGTAGACGAAGATCCAAATTGTTCAGAAACTCCAACTTGAGAAATCTGGGGTTGTCTTGTCGACACATGCGTAGTCTGCATACCAGTAGTTAAACCTTCTGCAGTATATGTTGTTTCTGCAGATGTCACTGTCAATCCTATTCCAGATGCATTTGTTGGATTATCGGTAACTCTAAATTTCTTGTTTCCAGTTCTGAATCTTAGAGAAGGATCGTTTGGTATTCTAAATTCACCATACACATTGCCCGATGAATCTGATATTAAAGAAGATCCTTCATTTCCTGTATTTGCATATGCAGAATTGGTTGGAGTTATGTATGCAGAAACATTCGTTCCATCAAAAAATGAATAAAGTTTGGTATTACTTTTCATTCCCGAGGCATAAATTCTAACGACTCTTGAGCGCATGAACGGTTGAATATTAACATCCTTTACCAATCCACCAATTGTTTGTGTGGTTGTAGTTGGAGTCATTATCGTTTTTATTCCATCGCGCGTATTGCTTTCAGAAATTAATGTAGTATTTTCAGTAACATACGATTGAATGATATCTGTTCCACCATCTTCAGCGACAGCTCTAGATTCTCCTAAATTTCTGTCAGTGTTGCCTAAATCTGTATAACCTGTGATCGTTTTTTTCCAATTATCCCAATCAGTTCCCCATGAGTTCGCAACATACAGCCATGCGTCAGTATTTAAATCGAAGTTTATAGTAACGTCTGGACGATTAACAGTATCTACCCAATAGTCATTATCTGGCGTTAAGGACATTCGTCCAATAAACGAATAAAACAATCCTGCAAGATTTCTTGTTGTTGTTGAATATTTTTGTTGACTGATAATCTCATGTGAATATGGGAGAGTTATTAAATCGCCGGCAGTTGTTGTATCTACAGCAATAATCGTTGCAGATCTGGATGGAGATGCAGTTGTTACAGCGGCACTAACAGCGAAATTTCCTGTTGCATCTTCGATGTATAATTTATTATCAACTTGAAATCTCAATGTAGCCGTTGAAGAACCAGATGTTATGATTGCACTATTAGCAAAAATTACCTGAGAATTAGAGATATATATCGTCTGATCTTTGGATACTCCAGCAGTAGTAACATTTGTTCTTACAATGTTAGAACTGTTTGCTGAGTTATAAAACATTTCAATATTGTCCATCTTGAATGGTGGACGTGCTTCACCCATTTTATTGTCAATTGCAATTTTGTAATCAGAATCGTGCACATTACCCACATTGTGACCTGTAAATGAATCTACCAATATTCCGTTTTTAAACCTATCTCTGCCAGATGAATCTGCAATCAATAAATCTTTTGCGTCTTTTTCTAATAAATTTAATGCAGTATAATATTCTATATTGTCAACTCTATCTCGTATAGCTGCAATATTTTTCATCGTAAATCGTTCGTTCTTGATTGGAAGAACAACACACGATAAATCTTGTCGAGAATTTCTTCTTGCAGTTTCTTGAGTCAACGATGGATATGGTGCAACTGAAACAGTTGCCATATGCATCACACCTTCTGGAAGAGGTGGCGTTACTGGAAATAGAGAAGATGAACCTTTCACGACTGAAAATATTCCTTCTTTTGCCAATACGATTGCGTCTTTGCGTTTCAAATAATAATCATAATCTGCTGTGAAACTAGAAGCAACAACAGGAAAATGAAGACCTCCAGATGGCTCAACAAACGCAGTAGATCTTGCTGGATTGGTAGAAATATTCGTAAGGGATGTGACTGAATTTGCTGTATCTGTTATTCGTGGTCGAGTATCTATAGAGTCTCTCAAGTCATATTTAAGACCGTCGACAGGAGAAACAAATACAGGAATTTGATATGTGAATATTTTTGTTGTGTCAGTTCCAGCAGTAGTATCGTTGACAGGATAGGAATCTACAGAAAAATATCCAACACCAGATGCGGTGCTGTGTGTAAAGTGATCTAACGCAACCAAGAACCTATCATTGGCTGCAATAGATAATCCGCTTGTAGATTTTTTTACAAGACTTGCATGATCATACATATTATCCAACATTCCAGTATCTAATTTGAAATGTGAAGTTACATCCGTTCCTTCTGTAAGTGATGCAAATCTGGCACCAGATTTTTGACGAACTGAAACTAATTTAAATCCATCTGATAATCCTATTGGCCATGGTCCTGATGTATTACCTACATAACCTCCACCAGTGCCACAACGAAGTTCGACGAGTCGACTTCTGTTGATCGTTTTTGCTGCTTCTTGTCCAGCAGTTTTGTTCAATTTACAAATAACTGTAGCATTGAATGCTCCACCCGCTCCCAAAGTTCCTTCACCCAAATTAAACAATGCAGTTGTTGTTGAGTTGATATTAATAGATCTATCCGAACTCCTACCAGTACCTCCCATATCTATAACTTGACCCGCTTGAAATCTTTTATGGAATGTACCGGTCCTTGACGCAACAGCCTGTTGTTCTAAAACTAAGGCAGTGTTATTTGTAACTTCTTTTACAGAAAATTTATCCGTATTCAGCACTGCAATAATATCACCAGGATTTACTTGAGTTAAAAATGCTGTGCCAGATCCTGTAACAGCGGCACTACCGCTTGTAATTGTAACTGTTCCCGTTAAATTGGATGTATTTGAAGAACCGCGCGAAACTAGATAGAAATTAGTTCTTGTTACAGCATCGCTTAAAACACCGCTTCCGGAAAAAGTTTCAGAAGCAAGACCTGTATCAACCGTAAATTGACTAGTGGCTCCAATAGATACATCAAAAGATCTATAAAATTCGAAATTAGTGTCTACCGCAGAAGAAGTATCTCTTATTGTTTTAACTGCTTTTGCGGGTATACGATATACTGCATAATCAAATGATGGATCAGTTGTATTTGCATTTAATCCATTAGCACCAGAGATATCTGCCTTTCCTGTTGGAAGAGCAGAATTAGCACCCAGGCCACCTCCATTAAAACAAATGGATTTTACGGCTGTGAATGCGCCATTGGCATTCATTTTGATATCCGATAAATATAATTTATAGACGGCAGCGGCAGTTCCTGGAGTCCCTGTATAATGCTTAATTGCGCGAACTCTTGCAGTACCAATTGGGCTGCCAGGTAGATTTGTTATAGAATAGTTTGCCGATGGTATGGTGTTTGACCACGCATTACGTAAGGACACAAGACCTTGTGCATTCACATCCCATTTTCCAACAACATTATAAACATAAACGAAATTGCCATAATCTGCAAGAATTGTTCCCGCATTCACACGATTAATATCCGTTGCTTTATTTATTTCAACATGCGATGTAGAAATGGTTTCAATGTCGTATCCTTTTACATACGCTTTTCCTGGTTCTATATCTAAGACTAAAAGACTTGAATTTCCACCCAATCCAGATACATATACACCTTGATTATTTGCAGTATTAAGATGTTCTCGTAATCTAGTGCTCAATCCACGAACAATATAGTCTCCAGACTCATCATTCGTTCTTTCAGCAATGTAATCTTTTAGAATATTATATTGACTTTTTCCAGAATCGTTCTTTTGAATAAATCCATTTTTAATTTCTATCAACTGCACAAAATTATTCGATGACGCTGTAGTTAATTCCGTCTTTGCTAAAGTTGCTACGATTTTAAATCTAGCAGCGCCTGGAGCCGCATAATTATATGCACCACTTGCTGGATCTAAAAGACTTGAGTCATTAGTTTCAGTTATAATTGATTCTGTTATTGTATATCCGACTTTATACGAAACATTCGAAGAATATTTATCTAAGATTAATGTTTGTTTTGGTACATTAATGAAATGATCTTTTGCAAAAATAATTCCAGATTGCAATGTTATTCTACTTCCTGTTCCGCCGGCAGAAGCAGAAATCAAGTTTGCTGTTAATCCACCCGAAGCTGTAATCACTTCACCATTTGCTATGAATTTAGTTCCGTTGGTGTTTGAACTAATGTATTTTACAAATAATGTTTTAAAATCTGGAGTATTTGCTTCAGCACCTACCGAAGTATCGATAACCGTCGCTTGAATTTTATTTGTTGATCCAGTTATAGTTTTTCCCAAAAATGCTGCAGCATTTACTGACTGACCAGTAGATGAATTGTCTCGTAATTTTAAATATTCAATGTCTTGTTCATACGATGCTTGGCATCCGCGAACTATCGAACCTTCTTTAAATATATTTTCTGCAAAACGATCTATCTGATTTTGTATTATAGACTGCATCTGTGTCAATTCACGAGCTTGTACCGCAAGACCCGGTCTAAAAAGAATACGATGAAAATTTTTCGTTTCATCAAAATCATCATAATACGGAGATACGTTTAGATTTGTTGAGATGCTTACAGTATTAGCAACGGTGGCCATTTATTATTCCTTAAAAACTTAATATTATTTTGATATCTTCAATTTGATCAGACGCGCGAGTGATTGGAACTCTATTTTCATTATATATAATCACCCCAGTATATTCTTTTAATGCTGGTCTTGTATATGATACCACTGTAGCAGTAAATCCAGAAGTGACACCAGTTAAAATTTCTCCCGGCACAAAAGATCCTCCAGTATTACTAGTCACAAGTCTGATTAATTTCAATGTTCCTTGCGTTCTTGCACTATTCGTATTTGCAAAATATATTAACTTACCGCTTGCACCACTTGTTCCTCCGCGAATTCTTTCATCAGTTGTAAAGTCTCCAGAAACTGCATTAACTTGAATTCGATGAGTCTGATCGATAGTAGACGTATTTGCTGCAAAACCATTTCTCAGTAAAGGATCGCGAATAATTCCAATTGTTCTGATATCATTATTAGTGGGAAGCGTGTTTGATTCTGCTCCTTGTAATTGTGTATTCATCATTATATATTTGCCAAATAATTCATTTACTGGATTGGATCCATGACCACCATATGGCGATATAATTGGAATCGCAGTTGCTCCAGAACCACTATTTGCGCTAATGGTAACATTGGCGGTTGAATAATTTTGACCTACACCAATAATCGAAATAGTTCTTACTTGACCACCTTGAGTATTTGAAACCCACGCAGTTGCTCTCTTTGCGCTTGTTGAACCACTATCACCGGATATCGTAACAGTCGGACTTATAACATATATCGATGACGTATTTGGTGTAACAGTAAACGGTGATTCTAATGTAAGAGTTCTTGAAGTTCCGACATAATTTATAATTTTTCGAATTGATCCTCTCAGACCAGATCCTAATCCAGAAGTAATCATTATAGATGATCCATTATAGATATCATCTGTTGCTACTGCATTGCTTTTGAGAACAACAACTGTTGTATTTGTTATGGACGAAAATGAGTTCGAAGTTGTTAGATATCCACTACCGTTAGAAGTGATATTTATATTATTTATAGAACCATTTGCGGCTGCTTGTTGAACTATCCATTGCGCGCTAGAATCATTTGCAGAAATATTCTTGACTGGAATAAAATTATTGGTTAGAAATTTATTTTTCTCACCTGCAGATATCGTATATAAAAACTTCCAACGATAATGATCCGTTGTTGAAATAATAGAGGAACTTGTTCCCGTAGGAACTACAGTAGATTGACCACCTCTATTATTATCGATGCATTTATATACATTATCTTGAGTAGTCATCACATAAAATGGCGAACCACTCAGAGAAGCATTATTCGACGTGTATTGGGTATAAACTGTATTCGCAGTCCAATTATAACGGGGAACACAATGCGTTACATCAGAAACTTGAATTCGTTTAAGCCCAATAATATCTCGCCAAAAATCATAATATGTAGAATCATAAGAATCTACAGGCGTTGGTGGCACCGCATCATTCGCATAAGCATAACTTTTACCTGCAAACAAATAATATATGTTCGGATTAGTTTCCGAAAATGATTCAAGAAATTGTATTGCATTATGTATGCGAAAGTGCGATGTTACCAGTGAAGCCATTTAAAATTATCCGCTAAGAACTGTTGTATACGATACGTTCAATGTATCACCATTCGATACAACTTTATCTCCCGCAGAAAAAAGACCAGCGGAATATAGAGTTCCAGTTGTTGGACCGACACCAGCATTACTCTTGTTTGGATTTGAAGTTAAGAACGCCCCCTTAACGGTTCCGGATGTTGTAATAGAAAATACAGCAGCATTAGATGAAGCAATTGCTTTGCTTGCAGCAGTCGCAAATGTAACCTGACGAAGCGAAGTCTGACTAAAATTCGGAGCATTATTACTATTGGCGTATCCCCAATTACTATGGCTTGCTTGAGTATCTGTATTAGCAACTGTTGCATAGTTATTAGCGCCTTTTAATGAACTAATCAGACCAATATACCATGAGGTCACTTGTGTGACGGATTTAAACTGAACTCCAAGCATGTGATTACGGCCCGTGTCAGTTACGACGTTTTTGATATAATCTGACCACTTTAGATTACCATCTTTGTCATAACATTCAGTTATATAATATCCAGCGGGAGATACAGCTTCCAATGATCCGGCTCCACGAGTTACCGTCGCGCTGCATGAATCTTTTGAGATTGTCATTTCTGTTGACATAATTTTTCCTTTATTTATGATGAGATGATGAATTACTACTGGCTATTTATACGCTATATTTCATATATTTATGTTACCCAATACATTCGTGCATTTGCAGTCGTTGGTGTGTAATCTGACGTTAGAGTCAAGAAGTTATTAGAGTAGATCGTTGAGACTGTGTATAGATTTGTATTTGAGGTGAATGTGGCGGCCGCTGGTATGATTCTGACAGTCGTTGTAGATACAATCGATCCATTTCCAAAGTTTCCATTTGCTTGGCGATCCAGATTCCGTCCGATATCTGGTGATGTTACAAGAACGAGTCTTGGAATTCCATCCAAATCGGTCATCGTTTGAATTTGAACAGCTTTAAATACATTCACCGTATCCTTGCTAAATGTAGATATCTGCGTATTACCATATACAACTCTCACAAATCCTGTAGGTTGTCCAGTGGTTGTTGAGAGGTTAAATACCACAGCAGTTTGCAGATCAACTGGCGTTCCGGAAGTTTCTAATATTGCAGCAGGACCAGTATACACAGCAGTTTCCCGATCAACTGGCGTTCCGGAAGTTTCTAATATTGCAGCAGGACCAGTATACACAGCAGTTTCTAGATCAGCTGGTGTAGAAGTTTCAGAAACTGATGCTAATGAATTCCACCGAGCTGTTTCTAGATCAGCTGGTGTAGAAGTTTCTGTAACTGATGCTAATGAATTCCACTGAGCTGTTTCTAGATCAGCTGGCGTTCCACCGTATTCATATACGTTAACCTCTTTTGTTATAGTAGCAGTTTCCCGATCAGCAGGAGTTACACCAGATTCTAGAACAGCAACAGATGTAATTGCGCCAGCAGGTTCTAGATCAGCTGGTGTAGAAGTTTCAGAAACTGATGCTAATGAATTCCACCGAGCTGTTTCTAGATCAGCTGGTGTAGAAGTTTCTGTAACTGCTGGAGTTCCAGAATACACAGCAGTTTCCCGATCAGCAGGAGTTACACCAGATTCTACAACAGCGGCAGGTCCAGTATACACAGCAGTTTCCCGATCAGCAGGAGTTACACCAGATTCTACAACAGCGGCAGGTCCAGTATACACAGCAGTTTCTAGATCAGCTGGTGTAGAAGTTTCAGAAACTGATGCTAATGAATTCCACCGAGCTGTTTCTAGATCAGCTGGTGTAGAAGTTTCTGTAACTGCTGGAGTTCCAGAATACACAGCAGTTTCCCGATCAGCAGGAGTTACACCAGATTCTACAACAGCGGCAGGTCCAGTATACACAGCAGTTTCCCGATCAGCAGGAGTTACACCAGATTCTACAACAGCGGCAGGTCCAGTATACACAGCAGTTTCTAGATCAGCTGGTGTAGAAGTTTCATACAGATTAACTTCTTTTGTTACACGTTGGCTGGAGATATCGGTAACAGTTCCAGCAGTTTCAAAAACAGACGCAGATGTTATGACTCCAC